GAAGGAAGAACTGTAAGCCGTGGCCCGTCTGAAGCAATTAGGTACCCGTTTGCGACCCATACTCCGTCGCCTGCGGCCATCCCCCCCATACTCCACTCGTTGCCGGTACTACTGCCAACAGTTGTACCCGCAATCTTTTGGACTTTCCCACCTGTACCCGCCACATATATGTTCGTGCCATCGCTCGCAACGCCCAGCACGGCCCCTGAGGCGGGATTAACAATCGGGCTACCGTTCCAGTTGGCACCGTGGTCAGTTGAGTATTCGATATTAGAACCATTTGCCATGTAAACGTAATCGGTGGCACCAACACTAGCGGTAGTCATATAAAGATTCGTATTGGTTGAAGCCTTCGACACGGCTGTCGCCTTGTGCAACGACAACTCGCCCTTCACCCAAGGGTTGATACCCGTACTAGCATTAAACTTGCGTCCCTCAGACTCAAGCATGTCAGCCTCACGCTGACCAGCACCAAACTCCCAATCAGTACGAGTCCGCTTCCACACACCAGCCTGATTAAGCGTCTGCTCACCCGGTGTACCCTGAGTATCGAACCCCTCACGGATAGGATCAACCGTAGCCCTAGCAAATTGGGCTAGATCAATGTTATATTTGCGGTCACCCAGCCTGATCGGAAGGGCATCACGAACAGTCTGATGGAGTGGCATGACTACCGAACAGTGGTCGGAAACACAGAAGAAGTCACGGCACCCGACCGCACACCCCACTTCGACATCAGACGCCGAGCCTCCTCACTTACCCGACGATCATATTGCGCCTGTAATACCAATGAATACCTTGCGCGATCTCCGGCAGCAACGGATCCATCAGAACGGCTATCCCCTTGACTATGTAGATCAAGACGAAGACTTTCTTCCCCAAGAAGTAGAGATGCTGCTGCTCCTAATGCTGGAATATCTGTCATCTCAACCGTCATTCCAACAGTGGATACAAGATCGGTCGCTAGAGTAAGTGTCCCTGTCACAAACGGGTGAGCATACGTCAGATTAACTGTGACCGCCTTCTCAATACCCTCCTGCCGTACCACCTCATAGGCACCAGAATACTCCTGTACCTTGACGTTGAAGGCCAGCAGCCTGTCCTCACCGGCACGGGCAGTACGGGTAGCAGATAGAACCTGATTGAACCCGGTCGTAGCAAGAGCAGACGAAGTGACAGACTGCTCTGTCGTACTAAACGAAGCCGTTGTTCTATTCACCGCATACAAGTTGTTAGGCAAAGCAAGGATCGCATCCTTAACTGCCTCATGAATCTGGTGACCCGAGAAGCGTGGCTCAACTTCAATAGCCGTATCGGCAGGCCATTCATACCCGGCACTACCATCTACACCACGCTGCACAGTTGCATACTCACCATTGCGAGCATGAACATACATCGTTTCATAAGGATTAGTACCGTCACCTGCTGAGATGTAAGACCCAGCACGAATACCATCCGTCTGGTACTTCAATCTAATAGTGGTAGCCGAAGCAGTAATCGTTGTATGAATCGCATCCAATTCGGTGCGTGTATTGCTATTCAACAACCGTTTCGTGCGAGTTACAGCGTCACCAACAGTAGGCATAAGTCGATCCTATCGGTTAGTGAGGGGCAGGGCTAGGCCCCACCCCCCACTAATCCGGTTAGATTCTAGTAGCCAGTGAGGGTAGTCCACTTACCCATGTGCGACTCGCCCTTCACCTGAAGGCCTTCCTCACACAGAAGCATCACGGAGTCACTGTCGCCGGTCTTAGCAAGCGCCTCAACGATGAGGGGCTGCATGACACGACGCTGAATGTTGTCCTTCTGGACAACAAACGCAGTCTCCTTGTGGCACCAACGGTTCCGCACCAACTGTGTCTCACCAAACTCGTGGAACACAGAGGTAACAGGCACCCGACCACGACGCGGATCGTCAATGACGGTACGCACCCGACCGGAATCCGAGATGGCATTCAGAGTTGCCATCGAAGCAGGGTTAGCGATCAGAAGATCGGGCACCCCACCTGCGTTGTAGCAAGCCTGCATCTGGGACTCAAGCGAAGCCAACGTCAAAGTTGTCGTCGTGTCAACATTGGAGGTGATGAACGAGTTCAACCCACCAGTTGACCGCTGCTTGTTCGTGGTGTCGTCAACGGGCTGACCATAGAGGTAAGCCTGCTCACGGGTGATGACGTTCTCAACTGAGCGGCCATACAACTGCTTGGCAAACTCGTCGCTAACGCCATACCGGCTGATCTGCTGCTCCGTACGAGTCATGTTAACGGGTGTCGGCCCGAAAATCTGAGTGTAGTTAGAGCGGATCGTCCGGTCAGCCGACCGGGCGGTACCCGGATCGGAACCCTCAGGAAGAGCCGTACCGAGGCAGGTAACTACGTCACCTACTGCGATAGCGGTCTGCGCTGAGTGGTTGGCCCAACCAGCGCACGTTAGCACGCCCGTTGTGTTGTTGATAGCGGTGACCCGAAGGACAGCCGCGTGCTGGACAGCACCTTCATCCATGATGGTGATCAGGTCACCAACCTGAAACTTGTAGGAGTTCGCTGCCGTAACCGTTACCGCAGTAACGCTCGTACCCGTGCTGCTGTTGACAGCAGACGCAGGTGCGGAAGGAAGCAGAAGTTCCTCGTCCATCCATTTGAAGGTGGTCTGGTCAACGGGGGAACTACCGAGCAACTGTCGCCCGTCAGTACCAACGCCGTTGATGAGTGGTGAATCAACAGGCGAAATCATATAAATGAGTTCGTCCATGTTGATCTTAACGCCAACGGCAAGATCGTAACTGGTGACCTTACCGCCATAGCCGACGATAGTCATAATAAAACGCTCCTAAGTAGTTAAGTGGATTGGGTTTTTTGCTCCCGTAGAATCCGCTCATACTTAGTGCGATTGTCGGCAAACTCTTTGACACCAATACGACTACCGTCAGCGTGCACATAAGGAACGAATGATCCGTCCCGTCTATGCTCACCAGCAGTTCCCTTCTCCCAAGCCGGATTGGCTTTACGAGGAGGAATCTTGTTGTTCTGAGATGGCGCTGCCTCAGCCGTCAAGGCTGGCGACTGGAGAATCCGCTTCGCAGTTTCTTCTCCACAATCCTGACAAACCTTGTCGGGATCGTCCGCTATCTGCTGTACCAGTTCGTACTGAACGTGGCACTCAGAACATCGGTAAACGTATGTAGGCATTACCGGTCAGAAATAACCCGTTGATCTGGGTCAGCCCCACCTGCTGCTTCCAGCACGGTATGTACGAAACGTGCAGCCGACTCGTCTTTCGGACGACCGTCTGCGATCATCTCTTGGAACTGACGATGACCTGCGTCGTATGGGCTTTCTGTCTGGTTCTCTGGTGGCACATTATCGCTGGCAAGATTCTGCCGCTCCTGTGATACTCGCGCATCATCAGTAGCATCAGGCTCCGGTGGTGGCGCTGCCGCTACCGGTGCCGGTGCCAACTCCGCCCACTCCGCTTGGATGGATTCTGTTTCCAGATCCCCATCGTAAGCCTTGTATAGAAGTTGTCCTGCCTTCGTATCTGTATCCACACCCGCTTTAAGAAACGCCATTTCACGTTTCATTGCATCTAGTTCCTGCGATGCTTTCTTGCCGCGATCAGCGGCATCTCGCAGTTCCTTGATACTTCCGGGTTCCTGAGTAGCCATGATGTCTCTCCTTAACCGAGTCGCACATAGTCGGAGGGACTATGCGGGGTGACTTGTTCAACATCGCCGGGCGTCAGCCGGGTCTGTCTCCACTTAATACTCATCGGGGGCGTGGGCGATCCCAATGGTGATGGCACTCACCGGCCAAATACATGGCGCACAGCGGCCAACATGAAAGTTATTATACTAACCCGCTGGGTGATTAGCAATGAAATCTTCGTATGCTTCTGGACTATTCAAAACGATAGTCACACCCGCTGGTGTATCCTTCTTACCTATTGTCATACTGATTGTGCCGACAAGCGTGCCGATAGCAACAAGCAGCGCGGTGATACCCGCCAAGAGTTTAGTTACATTACTCACCAGTTCTCGTCGTACCACTCATCGCACCACGCCCTAGTGCGGCACGCCTGCTCGTTCATATCGGTACGCCACCACAGGTCACCAAGTTCCCAGCCGATCTCTTCAAGGCGTTCATTGAACTCAGCAACCTCGTTGGTCAACGCCGCTATATCTGCGGCCATCAACTCAACCATCACAGATGTAGCAAAGTTGCGGGAGTCTGCAACCCGAGCCAACCGTAGGTTCTCCAACGAAGTAGCGTTCGTTTCGATGCCAGTTTCAATGGCATCCAACCGGGCTAGCACAGCACTATCGGTACCAGTATTCTGTTCGATGATAGCAACCGATTGTTCCAGCCCCGTGATACGGTTGGCGACCTGCGCTGCATTCCAAGTAATGACCGCGCTGAACGTGACCACACCCAAGATCAGACCAAGCGTTACCTTGGAGATCCTGATCTGTTTCAGGTCTTGAGTAAGGTCATCAGTCATTACGAAGCCGCTGACGCCGAACCGTCACCGAACTTACCGGCCACAACACCCTTGACAAGACTCAACGCAGCCGTAGCACCAGCCAACGCAGCCGCCTTAGCGTTACCGATGTCTCCACCGACAACAAAGATACCAAGAAATGCCTGAATAAAGGTAGCAACTACCCGTTCAATAACGTCCTTAGTAAGCACGCTTCTTACCTCCCTTAGTTTTCTTGTAAGGCAACTTCTTTGCCTTACCCTTAGAACCTGATGTCTGAACCTTAGGCATTAGCCGCCCCGAATCCTGTAGTTGTTCCGGTGAGCATAGCACCACCGCCACCTGAGAAATCAGCCGACCGTCGTGTAGCGCGACGATCAATCAACTCGTTCAACTCCACACCAGACAATGCTTC